TCGGGTTGAAATACAACACCCTGCCCAGCAAGATAACTTTGTATCTGCTGAAGCTCTTGAGTAGTTAACTGAGCCACTACTAAAGCCTACTAGATACTTATATTCTAATTCTTAATCCTACGACCCTACTAAATCACTCAACGTAGACGTGATCACCCTCTAAAACGGAGTCCCAATCCACGCGGGTGATTGAACGCAGCTGATCGAGCTTAGTGAAACGCTCGCCAGGCATCGACTGCTGAAGTTCTTTAATCTCAGTAGCGGTCTTCAATCCAACGCCTTTTAAAACCTGAGTCAGGAGTTGGGGAGTTGCGCTGTTGATGTTGACCCGGTTATGAACCTGGACTTCAGGTTTAACAATCTGACGCCCACGGCGTTGTTTGGGTGACTTGTTATCGACTTCTTCAATCTCTTTCTCTTCCTCAAGAATCTGATTCTTATGAGCGAAGAAAACCTTACCCGTTGTTAAAGAGCGCACCATTTTATATTCACCGTCATCATGCTCGCTGAGCACTTCGATTTTCACGCCGTTGGGTGTAAAAGTAAACTCTTTTGAGGTAACCGCAGTCATTATGTAGACAGTGATCTGTTTTTAGTTATAGCACAATCGACAATAAAAAACCCCCTCCGAAGAGGGGGCAGCCCACCGATAAACGAGTTTATCAGGCGGGCACGGTCGAGGTATACACGTTGGATTCCACGAGGCCAGCGGGCTGCAGAGCCAGATCGTCGCGCTTGGGCGCTTCGTCGGGGATGAGCCAGCACACTTCGCAGATACCCAGCGCTTTGTTCTTGCCAGACAGTTTGTTGGCTTGAGCGCGGGGATCGTACACACCGGAACCCAGACCCAGGCCGGAGCCAGGAACGGTAGCGGTGCTGTACAGACGGTACTTCGTATCCGAAGTAACGACGTGCATATTGGCGTCGTTCCAAGCATTGCTTGAAACAAACGAACCGTTTTCGATACGGCTGTTCGAGCCCACCAGGTTTGCGAAGAAACCGCTGGGGCTGGGAGCGGTGGTAAGGCCGGAAGACAGAGCGGGGCCCACGCCGAGAGCGGGAGCAGTCTGAGCGCCAGCGATACCGCTGCTGATCACGTCGCCGCCGTCGAGACGAACGGACACGCGATACACATAAGCACCGGAAGGCACGGTGATGCCGTCGGTGATGTCAGCGCGAACATCCTTATAAGCGTCCGGAGACGGAATAATGACGTTGCCGGCAGTGAAGGGCTGGTTGCTGGCCTGACCCGAACCATAAGGCTGGGTGTAGTAATCCAGCTGGTTGGTGCTAGAGCTGGCCTGATAAGACAGGTCAACGTAGCCCACAGCCTGTTGGGCAATCCAACCGGGACGGAACACAACGCCAACGGGACCGCCAACCGGCTGATTGGTGTAAGTCTCGTTGGTGCCGTTCTCATTCAGGAAGCTAAAGCTGCTGGTGGAGTGCCAGTAGCGGAGAACGTTGGTGTAGTTACCAGGATAAATCTTGGCAACTGCAATCTGATTAGGGTTAATAGCCATCGTTAGTTACCTCCTCAAGCGTTAAAGGAGTAAGCGATGGTGGCGAAATCAGCGTTCAGAAGTTCGAAACCTGCGTACAGGCTCCAAATCATCATGATGAAACGGCTGAAGTCGTCATTGTTGTTCAGCAGCACCTGAGCATTGTTGCCGCCGATACCAACGCCAACGCTCTGAGGACCGAAGAACATACCGATTGCGGTCTCGTAAGAGGCCGAAGTACCGCCGATCGAAGCGGTGGCGTTTTGAGTCGGCATGTTGGTCGACTCGAAGAAACGCACGCCCTCGAACACGAAACCGGTGGGCATAATCGGCTCACCAGCCACAAAGGTGGCTTGACCGAAGCCCTGACCCATGTACAGCGCAGCGTTGGGCTGCATTGCCGACATGAGGGGGTTGATTTGACCGTTGCCGGGATAACGAGCAACTTCGCGGAAGTCGCTGTTCTGGCGCAGGTGCATCAGGAAGGTAGGATCGCAAACGCAGCGATAGAAACCATCCTGGAAGGTGGGGACGTTACGCTTACGCAGGCTCTTCACCACGCGCAGCAGGTCGTCCTTAACGTCGAACTTAGCTTGCTCGGCGTTGCTGTAGGTGAGGCTACCGACGGCCAGGCTGCCGGGGTAGTAGTAACCACCTTGGCTGTCGGAAGACTGACCTTTGGAAACGGCCTTCAGGAGTTCATTGATGAACACCCGGTCGCGCCAACGACGATAGTCGTCGAGCAGGGTCAGCGAACCGATGGACTGGTGGAAAGCAGTCAGGTTGCCGGTATCCAGCAGAAGACGCTGCGCGGTGATCAGAGTCTCGCGAGCGATCTTGAAGGTGCTGGGTTGAGTGGGGTCAGTCGGGTCGGCAGGACCGGTGTACTCGCGAAGAGTCACGAGCACTTTATCCTTCACAATGTTGCGGCTGTTCGCAGTACCAATGGTCTGCTCAGCAGTGCGCTCACGTGACTCTTTGCTTCCCGGATTGCCCCAGAACCTGTAGCGATCAAGCTGTACAGTCTGGCCTGGCTGCTTACTGAAGTCATGAACGACCACAGGTTCAGCTGCCATCTCTACAACGTACGCGGGATGCGGACGGTAAAGTTCAGCGCCGAGAAGCTTCGGGAAATCATTATCGACAAACACTGTCGATAGCTCCAGAAACTACAAAACAAGTTTAAAAGAAAAAGAACTAGAAAGGACATTCATATGTCGCGTTTATAGCGGTTGCTATAGTGAAACGACTGGAATTTATGCGGTGATGAAAAGTTATTTGCCTGAGTATCGTACCTGGATCGATATGAAGACTAGATGTAACAATATAAACGCACATAACTATAAGTACTATGGAGCCAAAGGGGTCACAGTGTGTTCACGTTGGGAAAACTCATTCGATACTTTTTTAAGAGACATGGGTTACCGTCCCGAAGGTTGTACTTTGGGTCGTAAAAACGATAGTGGTAATTATGAACCTAATAATTGTCAATGGGAAAAAAAGTCAGATCAATCTAGTCAAGCTCTTAGAGGAGAAAAAAATGCACACAGTAAACTGACTGAGGAACAAATTATGTGTTTAAGGTCGTTATGGGCGCACAAAGCTGCAGAATCCAAATACACACCCACAAATATTGCAGCAGATCTTAAGATAAGCCGACAAAGCGTAAATAATATAATTAACTATAGAACTTGGACACACATTTAAATAGATTTTTGATTACTCGAATTAACGCTAGAACTGAAACGATGTACCATATTACGCACAGATTCAGAACCTTGTAGATAAACAGAGCCGTAGTTGTAAGCGTACCGAGTGGATTTACCTCGATAGATATAGCGGAGAGCAGACGACATCAAACCCGGAGCTTGGGAACGAACAGTCTCCGTAAATGTCTGACAATAAACAGGTGCGTTATAGACCCATTCAGCCCGATTAGCAGTTCCTTGACTCCCAAGTGAATTCGTTAGGAGTGTACTTTCGTATCCTTTATGGGTAACACCACCTCCGGTTTTACCTTGAGCGGCTGTGTTGCTTTCAGGAGTGTTGTAAGGGTTGTAGTTTTGATCGGAAGGAGCAACTCCTTGGTAATAAATATAAGTGCCTTCGTTTCTGATTCCGAATTCAGGACCAGCAGAAGTAACTACCTTTGCATTAGCAATCGTGGTAACGCTTAAGGGTCTATAACCGGTATAAGAACTTAACGAGCCACTGGGTAAATAATCGACATTTTCGTAATCAACCCAGTAACCAGAGACTGCTTGAGGGACTTTGCGCCACTGATCGGTTACATACCAGGATCCACTGTTCGGAGGACCCGGAACAATGACACCGAGATCAGCTCCAGTATCTTGAATACCAGAGCTGACGACGATATAACCCTCGTGGTTTGGACCGGATTGAATCCGATGGAAACCCGTGTCGTATTTGTAATTAGTAAGCGGGGTATAAACCACGGAAAGCTCCCAGGCTTATACCAAGTATAAGATTTTAACTAACGACTTCCGTATCGACAGAAGTTGCGGGCTCGATTTTTTCGTTCAGATTACTCATGTCGGCGCTGATATTTTTCATGTCCTGCACGTAAGCAGCGCGAAGCTCAGCTAACTCAGCTTTGAGCGATTCAACTTCGGATGCGGGAGTGCCGGTCAAATCGCGGCGACGGCCAAGGGGATTAGGCATTTCAAGAACTCTTCTTACCTTCAGTATACTTCTGAGCCTTTTTCTTCGCTTTTACGCGTTCGGGAATATCGCCCTTAGTTTCTTTCTCGTACTCAGCTACTTTCGCTTTAGAGATTTCACCACGTTCGGCCATGGCGTAAAAAAGCCTACGCTGACTTTCGGACTTAAACGGTGCCAATGTAACAAAGCGCTCTGGCGAGACGGTCTGAATCTTCTATGAATTCTAATACACCGTTACAGCGGGAACAAAAAAAACCCCGCCTTGGAAGACGGGGCCGCATGGTTTCGCCTACTGAGTTTATCAGGCGTTATCCAGGAACAGGAGTTTCCCACGGAACGCGTCGGGGCTCATCTGAGACAGATAGCGCCAAGCTTGCTCGGGGCTACGGTTCATGGCTTCGCTGAAACCGTTCCACTGGGAATCAGCGTCAACGGAGGGAGCGCCAGCCATTGCCGAAGCAGGAACAGCAGGCAGTTGATCGTACCGAGGCTGATAGCTCTGGGTTTCGATCTCGGTATCCACGGGGTACACCTCGGTGAAGAAACGGTTGGTGTAATCCGCCAGATGATCAGGGTCGGTCAGGATTTGCTCCATCGCGGCGCCACGGGCGGCCACATTTTCCAGCACACCGTGCTGCTGAATCAGAGCATCCTCAAGCACGGTGGCATACTGATTCAGAATGCCGGGAGCTTCGACACCGAAGTGATTAACGACGGCGGCGGTTTCCGCGCTTAGTTGAAGACCCTGTTGCTGCTCCGTAGAAGTCGGAGAGGAAGTCTGGGTTGTATAGTCGCTGCTGTACGAGGTCGGCTGAGCCGTAGGCGCTTGGTAAAGATACGGTTGGGCCTGTGAACTCTGACTGTACAGTTGAGTATCCTGCGGCGCCGTTTGGTACTGCGGATACGATGCTGTCTGGCTGGGGGACGGGGAGAGTCGCGAGACCACCCGCTCCAGGCTGCCCATCGCCGCTTCCCACGGATTGGACGGGGAGGACGTTGACAGAGACTGGCTGTACTGGTTGTTGGTAGAAGGGGCCGTAACCGGTGTTGCCGGCGACGGCGCTTGCGGCATAGTTGCCGAAGGTGCCCCCTGGGTAGTTGCTACCCA